GTCTCATGAGACTTACTTTTTCATCTGGTCGCCTCTCCCAGATAGCATTTCCCTGCCGGTTCTTAATTGTGACCTTGCCTTTTCACCCAGCGCGGTCACCTACGCCAGGTAGCATTCTTGCCAGTTATTTGGGACTCATTTTCTCGCCTCCCCGTCCCCTGGAGGCAGCATTCCTGCCGGTTGTCTTGACCACATAGTGGTCGAACACACTCTCCCTGCACCCTCCCGGTGTGTGCTTGCCAAAGCTGGCAAGCTCCAGAAAATGTGATTTATTTAGATGATGTCGCTTGTCAGAGGGACAGACTTGGTTGGCCCAAATCTGTCCATTGCCTGCAGATAGTCCGTGTAGTTTTCGTTTCCTATCATCTCTCTGATCTTCTTCACTGTGCCCCAGATGTTTTCGGCCCACGCTGCTCTAGAGCGTCCACCAATGAGCGATCCACAACCCTGGTCTAGGGCCTTTGGAAGATAGGGCACATCTCTCCAATCACTCACCATCTGTTTCTTGTCCTCAGGCATGTTGGGGTTGTCCTGTATCCAGACCCTGTTCCACACCTCTAGCATGTCCTCTGTCGTCATCCACTCTCCCTTCCCATGAATGCTCCATGTTGTTCTTCCTGTGGGCACCCAATTAGCTGGAACCGCCGAGCAGATCCCCAAGCCCATAAGCCGCAGGTCTCGCCGGTGAAAGTAGTTCAGCATCCACATCTGGGCATAGGCCTTGGATAGCCCTGCTGTCTCTCTGACCGTCCATCCACATCCCGGACTTATCCTGGCTCTTCCGACCAGTTCATCCTGTTCTCTGCATGGGACTATTATCTCTCTTCCGTCTTTCATCAGCAACTTGTGGAAATGGTGTGAGCAGAAAGGGACATTCTCCCAGTTGTCATATCCCTGGGAAGGGCTCCACTCACTAATGTCCTTCCGTGTCTTAGCCATGTCATTCAAGAAATGGAGGGCCGTGGCGAACCGGTCGTCCAATGGCTTCACCACGCAGTCATCACCACTGACCAACAAACGAGACAATCGCTCTTCTCCATTCTCCTTCAGCCATTTTTCCACTCTCCTAACCCGTGGTTCCACCATGTCTGTTGCGCAGATGACCCCCTCGCCCTCCATCATTCTTATGAGCTGCACCTTGATGTTAGTGAGTGTGTTCAGGGCGTAGGTGACTACCTGACCCGATCCTCTCTGGTCACGCCTACTGATGATGTCCATCACAGTCCCCCCATCCCTTGCTGGACGGGCGACTCTCACCACCTTGGCATGATACGCCATTTTCATGACCGTCTCTGCCAACCTCTTATGTTCCCCTTCCATGAAGTTCAGCAATTCCTCTTCATCTTCTAGGTCACTGTTGGTCACCTTTGTGTCCCACCCGGCGGTGTCGTCTGCATACATTCTCCCCCCTTGTTTTTTGGAGAGTTCTTCCATCAGCCAGCCCAAGTACTGCAAACCCGTACCTTCGACTCCTCCTCCCGATTTCTCTCGGGATGCCCAGTGGTCCTCATTGAGAAAGCCAAGAGCCTCAAACTCAAGGAACCGGCTACCAAGCCACATATACCATATGGCTCTGCTCCCTTTGGCCTTGCCAAACTCTCCCTGTTTCTTCTCTCTCTTTCCCATCATGTTGTAAATGCAGGCTGAGCACTTCCCCTGTAGGTGGTTTTCCCTTTCCTCATCTACCATCCTCCAGAATTTTGGATCCTCCACCGCTTCCTTGGCATTCTTCCATTGGTTCTGCTCATCACACCATGCTCCAATTGCAGCATTACTTCGCACTTTCCCTATGAATTCCTCTCGCGTACACAGACGAGGCTTCCCCTGCTCTGCCAGGCGGTTCAAGATCCAGTTGTTTACGGTGCGCATAATGACTCTAGTCCCTTCACGCGGCTCCTGTGCCTTGGTGTCTACCTTGTCCTTAAAAACCCTCTGCTGTCCAAAGGCCGTGGTGTCGGTCATAGCCATCAGGGTCACCTCCTCTCGTGCATTCCAGGGCCAGCTTAGCATCTTCACTATGCCATTGATGAGAGAAGCTGCGGAACCCGTGTCAGCGCATCTGTAACTGCCCCAGTATTGCCATGTTCTGTACGGGTGCTCCTCGTCATACAGCCACGACGAGGAATACTGTTTTCTCAGCTGCGCCAGTCGGTCAGCAATGACCTCCTCACTCACTGTATCCTTTGCCAGTGTCACGCACCTTGTTCCCAGTCCTAAGTCCATTTCAGGCACCACTACCGGACCATCTTTTCTTGACATCCTCCCCAACAGCCTTTCTGTGCACGCCGTCACAGCACCTACCACATTACCAGCAGCTCTGGATGTGTAGTACATCTCATGAGTGGAATTCCTCGAAAAGGGGCACCTCACTAGGCCCCCTCCCCACTGTCTCTGCAGCACGCTCAGCTTCTCCATTACGTCCGGGCTGTAGGGGCAAAGGACCTTGATGACAAATTCCGCTGTAGGATTCTCTTTCTTCCATCTCTCAAAGAGCTCTAGCACTCGTATGGTTCTCTCACTTTCCACCTGCCATTTTGGAGAGCTCTCTCCAATGTCACACATGATGGTCTCTACTTTCCCTGCCTTCAATCCAAAGACATCAGTCTTGCTCTTGAACTTCACAATGTTCCAGCCATAACTTTCAGTCAGTCTGGGACTCTCGTGGCCTCCAACTCCAAGTGTGTAAGCGAGGACCTCCATCACCCTGGGCCGTGAAGCTGCGAAATAACTCCATCCTCCTCTCCCGCAGCCCAGGTCGACTACTCTTCCATTGATGTCAACATAGCCTCGTTCTTCAATCCAGGCCAGTTTGGAGGTGCCTCTCGAGACCGCGAGTCCTGTTTTTGTGTCTCCACGTTTCAAAGCCTCTCTCGCTTCTTTCCGTTCTGTCTCCATGACGCCAGCCCTCCTGTACAGGTAAAACTCCTCCCTGCTCATCCCGTTCAGCCGCTCTTTCCACAGCACTCCCAGACTATCACCTCGGCTGTGGTTGCCCTTTCTGTCCCTGAGACTCTCAGAGGCCACCCGCTCCACAATGGGTAGCAAGCCCATCCAGTTTCCTCTCAACATAGCCGTCATGCCACATGCCACAGGCATTGTCCAATAAGAGCCCCTTTCTGTTTCACTCCATTGCACGACTCCACCGAGACCTAAGGCTCCCGCTTCAAGAAAGGCCCATGGCTGTCTGTTCAAAACACAAGAGAGTGCACACAAACACATGAGCAAAACCACACTGAGCTTCCTCTCGTATCCCGGCGGTTTCACTTCCTCCTTCTCAAACTCATTCACGCACTCCCCATCCACCATGGGATTTTTTGCCATGGCCGAGAAGTACGTCCTGTGGGCCCTTTGCACCAGGGCCGCTTCAACCCCCGTCAAGGTCAGTGCCCAATGAGTCACTGCCAGGCCCGTTCCGAGGGCAAAGGTAGCCATCGTGCTTCCCGCGGCTGCACAGAACGCCAGGGCCACAACATGCCTCTTGACAGCGAAGAAAGGGCTTCCTCCTCCAAGATCTCGCATTCCTTGTGCTCCGCTGCCAACGGCAGCATTCACCGTCTGCTGAATGGTTGTCCTTATTCGATGCAGAAGATGTGGGGTGCACAGACTTACCATAGCCACATATGTACTCCACACTGTGCCTGGTCGAATGTCTATGTCCAGTGTCCAGCCGCTTTCCATTTCCCAGCTTTGTCCATTTGTCTCTCCTCTCCTCCATAGACTTGAGATGTCATCCTTGGTCTTCTCCAACCATCCCATCTCGTTAGCAGCTATGCTCCCAACCACCATCAGAAGCACCATCACAAAGTACGCCAATTTGTTATCCTCAAAGCTCCTCTGTGTTCCTGGCTCTGGCAGCAGTACCACGAGGACCACATAGAACACCATCAGCATTCCTGCTATTTGTCCGGCTGTGAAACCCCCATACCACATGCAGCCTCCGGCACAAAACATGACGATCACACCAAGGAAAAGTCTGTTTGTTGTGCATCGCATTGAAAGAAGCCATAGCACTCCACACGTGCCAAGACCAAGGCAGATAAACTCCAACACAGTGCAGAACGCCTCAGGCAGCTCCGCCTCAGCCTGCCGAAAAGCTCTGCTGCCGGTCTCTCCATACATGAGAGTGTAGAACACATCCAGAGCCTGCTCTCCTCTCTTGGCCATGAGCTCGGGCATTGCCCCAAGTCCATGGATGAGGCCTCCACCGACTCCTCGGCGTCCCTCTGCGTAGCGGACAAAATTTTCAAGCTCTCTTCCCTGCCGTAGAACTCGGGCGTCCCACCACACTGGTTTCAGTGTCCTTGTTGCTCCCCCCGTGCCGCGGAATGTGACGGCCTCTCCATCTGGGCTCGTCACGGTGTTCTGTTCCGGTCCTGAGTGGGTCCATTTGCGGTCCAGTATCCCGTTGGTATTCTTTGCCACGTTCCAAGCTAGCCAGGGAGGAAAGTCCTGCACCACAACCAGATTTCGGAAGTGCTTCCGCCCTTCCTCACCCAGCCTGTAGTACCCTGGTTCCATCGCCATCTTGTTCCTTTCAACTCCGTAAAAGAGGGCCACCGGTCCTCTCGGGCCTGTCATGTTGTCGAGCAGCATCTGCGCCTCTGTCCACTGTGCCAGACCACTATCATCATAATCAACATTGCCATTGAACACATACTCTGCCCTTTTTCCTTTCATTCTGCCGACTCTCCCTCTGCGCTGGGCAGCGGAAGCTGGGGTCACCGGTCTTGGCTCTGACATTTCAACTCTGTCCTCTAGGATTATGGGCTTGATGTTCATTCGGTTGTCAATGACCCTTTCAACCCCTAGGTTTGCTCCCATCTCTGATATGTCCGTTGTCACTATAAAGTCTGGATTCTCTTCGGCGATGGACGAGTACTCTTTCTCAAATGTCTTGCTATTAAGGCACACAACCTTCTTTCCTCTCTTCCGAAGCGCCTGCGCAATGAGGCCGCCCTCTCTGATGGAAGCCACAAACCACGCAGTTCGCCCATCAAAATCTGTGATCCACTCAAATCCATCTTTCCAGTCTCGTGTTGGTATGATTTCCTCCCTACTCTCAATTCGCTCATTTGATTCAGGAAACGGTTCCACTGAACCCGGAGGCGTGGCCGTCATAAGGACGAAAGCACACTTGTTCTCACTCGCCAAGCTTGCCAGGTGACCCCTTGCGGCCACACTGCTAGGGTCCGTCCAATGGCCCTCATCCATGATGGCCACCTCATAGTTTGGCTGCGCTACGGGAATGAGCCTCCTGTGCGTGTACGTGGCATGGCACATCACGTCTACGATAGCCCCTTCACCTCGCACGTCAACGGAGTCTGAGTGGAACCGCACATTCTTCCCCCGGAGAGCTTTCTCCATCTCTCTCAAAACCACTCTGGTGGGGGCCAGGATGATCGTTCTCTTCCTCTCAGCTATGCAGCGCCGCACCAGTTCAGGAAGAACCCTGTGGGTCTTACCCGAACCAGGGTGCATGTCAACTTCTGTGATGTTTCCCTTTGCCATCCATGAGCGACCTCGCAGCACCTCTGGCATTTGATCATTTTCTTGCTTTTCCACCTCTCCCTGTGCGATCGAACTTATGTAGTCCTCTCCATACCGTAGCCCGTTACCATACAGCCCCACAACACAACCAGTCGTGTCCAGTATGGGGCTTCCAGATGTCCCCTTTGGGAGGTCGATGTGTATAGCTCCCTCCTTCGTTCCGTTGCTTAATCGTAGCACTCCTGGCTCTGTCTGATGTATCTCATGAGGCCTTCCCGGGGGGTACGCGTGCACCTGAACTTCGCTGCCGTTCCATTTTGACGTCAGTGCCCATTCTCCTCCATATGACACCACATCTTTTTCAATGTCTGCCCATGTTGGTCCTTCAATTCCCTGGTCGATTTCGATGGCTGCTCCTCTTGTGACGTGCCACATCGTGTGCAGCACGCCGTTGTGTCCATACCCGACGCCAATTTGCCTTTTTCCACCTAGGATTCCTGGCTCATATATCCGGTAGGTGCCCGTTCTAACTTCAAATTTTCCCTGGCGTTCTCCTAGAGATGACACTATGCCGTTCCAAACCACATCTCCTCTTCGGGAGGAGCCCTGCCACCATTCCCATGCCATCCAGCTGATCGCAACCAGTATGATGCCTGTCCATCCATATGAGGCCATGAAAAACCCCAATGTCATAAACACAACAGCCGCATAGCCAGGTTCGCCTTCCGTAATAGGTCTCATGTTGCCCATGCTGTCCCTGTGCACACGCAGGTCTACTTTTCCACCTTCGTTTTCCAGTCCGGGTTCCCATCTGATGGTTCCTGCCCATTCTGCGATAAGACGTGTTCTCCTCCCTACTATGATGTATGCCAGGAGCATGGCTCCTCCAACTGCCACTCCCAGGAGCAGTTCCGAAGACGCTCCTTTCAACATGGCACTGCTCAGTACAAGAAGCACCCCCACCGCAGTCGCGGTGTCCGTGACACTCCTCTTCAAGACCCTTCCGGCCATGGGTCCTAGGTATGTGGCTCCAAGAGCCCTAATCCCAGTGCCAAGCCCTCCGTTCAGGCGGGCTCCCAGACCCACTGCCATCAAGCAGCTCAGGAGAGCCTTTCTCTCTCCTTCTCCGCGCCACATTTGGTATCCTGCCAGACCGACAAGCACGCCACACGTCATTTGAATTGCCATTCTGAGTGGCTCCAGGGTGGTCAAGGTTGAGAGCATTATCACGAGCACAGCCAGACTACGCCTCTCTCCTCCAGCCAGCACTCGAACCAAGGCTGCCGTCATCGCCATTGCGTCCAATGCCCTAAAAATGTCAAAACCCTCCGGAACACCCGACCCAACAGCAACAAGGGCCAGGTACACAACAAGCACCTCTCTCTGGGTCCATTCCTCTCTGAGCACGTATGCTCCCAGGAAGCCGGTTCTGATCTCGAAAACGCTCTGCAAGAGCACGAGATTCATCATCTCAGGCCCCACCTGCATGTGCCACACAATGCCCGTGGCGATGACATATCGCACCAGGGCCTCCAGTGTCACCACCCTCAACACAAGCATAACCAAGAGCAGCACACCTCCAGTTAGTATGCCTCTTCCTGTTGTCACTCTTCTGCGTATTAGCAATTCAGTGACCAGAACCACGGCGAGTATGCCGGGCACCGCCCCTTCGGTCTCTAGGCCATCTGTCATGGCCAACACAGTGGACTTCACAAGACCCCTCTGTGAGTGGACCGGGCGTATTTCCATCGCATACCAACAGTCAGTGCCCGCCCTGTAAGTTACAGGGGGAAGCTCACAAGTCCGGCAACACCATTCCGGTATGATCTTTCCACTTTCAGTAGTGCTCCGGACAGAAGCCCCCCTCTTGTCACAGCTTTTGTCAATCTTCACAGTTGTTTCTGGGCATTCCTCTCTTTTGATGTACAAAGGGGCCTGGTCCCATGGACCACGCACCTGCTCACTGTACCCCGGTATGGTATTGTACTTGGACTTTGGTCCCGCAAAGGCCCGAGGAAGAAACATCCTTGTTTGCTCCACTCCATCGTTGTTCAGTGTGTGTGAACTCGGCCATGTACAATTGCGAAAGTCAGCCACGTGTAACTCCTCTATGGACGTGTGAGTGCTGTTGAATGCGCTCACCATCCACAAACTCTGATCGGTGTGGACCGCCTCCCCATTCTTCACCGCGGCTCCCATGAGCCCCGTGACACAATCAGAATCCACGTCCGTTTTTATGTCCATGTATACCTTGGTGCGCAGGCCAACTCCAAATTCAGCCAACTCAAAGACGTTCCATGCTCTCTTGTGGAGGGGACACTCGCCCACCCCGTCTCGTCCGACGAGGAATCTTTGCTTCCCCTCAGCTACACTCCAGATGATGGCCTTGCCCCATGCTGTCCATCCAACTTCCAATGGCTTTAGGTCTTTTTGCAGCGTTTTTCCAAGACCACCTCTAAAGTCAGTCATTTCTCTGTCCACAGTCACCGTGATGTTGGCATTCCCCTCCGCCAATGCTAGATTCAGCTCTCCCTCAATACTTTTCCACATGGCCATCTCCAGCCGGTTGGAAGGAATGAGCCCACAAATCCCCAGCTCCATGCTCTTTTTGATTGCAGCTGCGAGCACACCTGGAGATTCTGGCTGGAATTGGTACCCATCAAACCACTCAGTTGTCTCCTTCCAAACTGCCACTGCTCTTCCGCAGCGCAGTTCTTTCCGTGTTATGTCCACAGCGCAACCATAGTCCGCCCCAACTCCGAGGGTGAGGGACAGGAGAATTCCTCCCACGGCCATGAGACTCAGGCTGAGGGTCATGTTTCTTGCATTCAATCCGACCCACACCAGTCCAACTCCAAGGAGCACCTTCGGGAGGAATCCCATTCCCCCAAACAACGTGTTGAAAGCTCCCCCCAGAACTGTGTGGATACCTCTACCCACAGACTGGAAGAAGCCACCAGCCGAGCCAAAGTCCCAGGCAGTCTCTCCAAGGACAGCCATCCTCTTAAGCCCCTTGGCTGTTAGAGCTGCCATTCTGCCTATGGAGCTGCCCCTCTGGAACCACTGGTACTTCAAGTCCCCCACGGCTATGATGTTGTCCCCGGGTGGCACCTGCATCTCAATAAACACATCTTTCGTGTAACTACTTTCAACCACCGGGTTCGTCGTTATCACTGATGCGACGTCTTTTTCGGGAACTCGGGGTTCATAAGCCCTCACAGTTATACGACATGGTGTTGAACTTCCCGTATAAGTCACTTCCATCACTACAGTATCATGCTGGCTTCCCGTTGGTGTCTTTTTCCATTTCAGCTCACTTCCTGCACACACTCCGTATGTGAGGCCCCTGACTTTCAATTTTTCAAGTCCAACAAAGCACGACACGTGTCCTCCGAAAACAGTGAACTTGCTTCCGTTCTTTCCTCCTTTTTCAGCCTCTCCCAAGGCTTTCATGACGGTGCCAGTCTGGTCTCCCAAGGCATAGGCTACCATCTTCACCGCATGAGGAGGCTCAAAGCCCACCACTCTGTGGGCATCTCTCCATGCATTTTCGTCATGTCTCCAGGGATATGGGAGGTCCTCAAACCAATCACGGTGGACACTCCACACTTGCTCACCCATTTCCACTACCACAGTCTTGGCCAAGTCCAGTCCACTGCTTACTCTGCATTCGAGGGAAATTTCGCCAAACTTTGCAAGGTCAATCACATGTTTCTCCGAGGCCGCGGTCACCTGTGCAGTCTTCCTGGCCGGATTGCTCGAATTGGTTGTTCTCATTATGCTGTCATGTGCCTCCACATGCACTGCATATGTTATTTTAGTTGCGTCCAATTCATAACCCTGTAGGCTCTTGCCCACAGCACACGTGACTTTGGTGCAGCCCACTATGCTTCCTTTCCCGAACAGGCCACAGTGGTTGCCCCATCCACGGTCACTGTAATCTCGTCTACACAAATAGTCCTTTGAGTGCTCTTCAGCCAGGCTCGCCTCCCCCATGGATGGACACCTGGCATCAACTTTTTGATCAGATATTTCCATGTCCACACAGTACTCTCTTGTTTTTGCTGGAGACTGCTGATAGATCTCATCCAACCAGATGTCCACTGATGGTTTCCCATCAGCCATGATGGTGACACAAGCGTGGTCCTCCAGCACAACACTAATCCTGCTTGTCCCGCTAACACCAGTCACTATGTCCCGGTTTTCCAGATGCACGCATCTTGAAGCGTAGGCAGGAACCACCAACAGGACGGCCACCATGAGCACAGCCCTCTGTGTGAGTGAACCACCCAGCAGCCACGCCAGGACCACCAACAATGCCGTCATGGCCTTGTTCCTAATCGCCCAGCTCTCCACTCTCGTGATATGTTCAAAGACTCTGCTGCCATCCATCCACTGTGGTCTTCTGCTAGGTCCAACCGATGCTACGTGCGGGTTCAGAGTCACAGATCGACGCCTCCGGGATCTATGCCCTTCCAGCGCACACAAACCATAAGTGATCCTCACTTCGTCAACACCCCGACAATAACAATCCAGGTCAACAGGGCTTTCCCTTTCTTCAATAGACACACATGGGTATTCAATGTGGTTTTCACACCACTCCCCCACATCTGTCATGAGCAAGGTACACGTCCCATTACCAACCCTCACCGTGGTTCCAACGTCTTTGGGTTCTACACGGACTAACACTCCGCGTCCACTTGTCATGGCCACCGCTCCAAGAGTCACGGGAACAAGAAGCAACAGCAACAATCCGTGGTCCGTCCCGCCTCCTTTCCTATTTTTCCCAGACAGCTGCCTCAGTAGTCCAGCTGCGATCCGTTGAATTCTCCGCAAGGCTGCCCTCAGCTGAGCCACTGGGGTTGTCTTCATAAATCTTCTCAGGTCAAGGGGCCGTGCCACACCATGAGCCATAGCCAGTATGACTCGGAGCATGGCGGTGATCACTAGGTTGCGGGGTTTTGCAACCTGCTTTTTTCCGTTTTTATTTTTCATGGCGGTTTTGGTCACTTGCGTGACAGGCTTTCCGCCGCCCTTTTTTAAAACTGAGGGCATTCCCTCAGTCCAACTCTTTGTTCTCCTAGTTGTTTTTATGCCCAACGTGATACCACCTTGAAAACGCGTCTTTCAACACTAACTCAAGAGGCCTCAGTCACTGACTAAAGTTCCCGCTTTCGCTCTGGTCC